CTTTAATTTCTCCGTCTTATCTACAAACCATTGTAGATGTACTTAGAAATTTGTTAGATTTTATAGCCGTGTTTGTAAACATACCTATGATTACTAACTTAGTAAAAAGCACTAAAAATTTGCTCGGACAATTTTCATCCTACTCAATTATTTCGGAGTGTACTAGTCATTTATTAGAGTACCAAAGAAATCCGATACGTTTAAATCAACCAGAGTTCTGGAATCAAATAGATAAGACATTTGAGAAGATTGATGGTCTAACAGCAGGTACTTCAGGTATGGAAGCTCTAGATATAGCAAGACTACACCCAGCCCTTAAACAAAGAATAGAAGCTTTCTTAAATTTAAAGAAGCTTAAAGATCAAGTTCAAAATGCAAGTAGATTAGAACCTAGTGCGTTCGTTTTTGATGGCCCTCCAGGCTTGTTCAAATCAGTAACATTAACAAAAGTTTTAAAACTATTGGATAAAAGTGTTTATGTTCATCACGTTAAAAGTATGATGGACGGAAAAGATTTTTACGATCTATATGCAAATCAACAAGTCTTTTATATGGATGATGTAGGACAACAAGGAAAGTCACAATGGAGAAACCTAATTAACTGGGTTAGTTGTGTTCCTTTACCTTTAGATTGTGCAACAGCATCGCTTAAAAATACAAAGTTATTTAATTCAGAGATTATAATGTTAACCACGAATCAATTCATGGGTTTACAAGGATTTACAAACCAAGACGGAGTTTCTGATCCCAAGGCTCTTTTTAGAAGAGCTTTTGTTTTTGATTGGTATGGTTTAAAACTAGAAAATGATGCCTTAGGCAATCCCACTTTAAAAGGTATTATAACACTAAAGAAATATGATACCCTAAGAGATCAATGGGGAGTTTTTAACCTCAGAGATTTAAAAGGTACTCTAGTTGTTACAGATGAGAATGATTTATTAACGTGGATAACATCTTGGATTTTGACCATTAGCGAATGGAAAAAAGCTTGCAAAGATAGAAATGAAGTTTCTGAAGAGAGGAAACAACTAATTAGAGAAAGAGTAGTTATCGCTGACTTTACACCAGAGATGCTCTCTATCGCTAATTTTGCTCAAAACGATGTGTCTGATGCTGATAACGATTCAGATGAAGATTTTGAAGATGCTTCGGAAGATGATACTGGACCCATATTTTTCAAACCTGCTCTAGTAAACGACGTAAGAACGTTGAGTGCTAATATGCCTTACAGAACAATAGATGATTTCACTGCAGCGGAGCAAATCTTTTTACATGCAAATGTAGAAATAGAAGACCCTGAGATTGATATCGGAGAAGAACCTCGATATAATGGAGTCGGAAGAGTTTTTACAAATATGGAAGCCAGGAATATTGATATCATTAATATGAAAATAAAAGAGTGGTCTCTCATTGATCATTTTAAGATAATGTCCAAGATCGCTTTTAGTTTATTATCTAATGCACTAACTGCACTATTTGGGGCCATAATTACATTTATATCAAACCCCAAAAACAAAACGTTGCTTTTAGCTATAATATGCTATTTTCTGATGCTTTGGGGAATATGGACATGTACCACAAAGTTTGAAGGTCAAACTTCTTTAAAAGAGATAGATCATTGGGAAGATTTAAAGAAAATCTTAGATGTGGCATGTTCGTCGCAAATTAATGCAATTGAGAGAAATCATGTCAAGGAAATAACTTTAGAAGAAGATGGCATTAAAATGTGTTGTTTTTGTTTTGACCGGTATATTATTATTCCTAGCCATGCACTGTTTAATACAAAACAGTATCAGACAATTAGCTTAAAAGATGTCAAAAGTAACAATGTTTTACTCGTTTCCGCTTTGTGTGAAGTAATATATCAAAGTAATGCAGAAGATATTGCGATCCTCAAACTCCCATCTAATCACGCCTTAACTTTTAAAGACGCCAAGTTTAACACAGAAGGAGAGAATTCAACTCATCTAGTTACACCAGTAGGTGCAATTAAAACTCAAAATATTAGATCATCGGCATCATTAGGTGACATTCCCTATTCAATGAGTGGAAATAAACACTTTTCAAACGTTATTAAACCATGTGATAGAGAGTTGTATACGGTCCATTTTAGAGGAATGTGTGGCAGTGTTTTAGCCACCCAACATGGAAGAATAATGGGAATGCACGTCGCAGGATCAGATAAAGAGTGTTTAGGAGCTAGTTTAATTTGGTCGAAAAACCTTTGCACTTATTTAGAATCTCTCCCGCGCATGAACAGCATGCCTGGAACAATTTTCTTACATGAAAAACAG